GTGATAATGTATTGTATCATTACTCAGTGTATGCAAAAAAGAAATGGCCAGATGATTGGGAGAATAAAATTTCTGAGTTTAATAACAAGTACATGAATAAACCTTTGTCTTATAGACAAGTGGATAAAACAATTAAACAACATCAGAAAACAGATTACAAATACAAATGTAAGGATCAACCAATGTGCAGCTTCTGTGACTCTTCTCAATGTCGTAAGAGAGAGTTTGGTATTGGTGGAGATTTTGAATTTGGTTTTGATAGTATAAAAAAATATCAAACAGAGAATTCTATTTGGTACATAACCATTGATGGTAGACAAGTTCGTGTAAGAACAAAGACATTACATAAACAAGATACATTTCAAGAAACTGTTTATGATCAAATAAATGTTATCCTTCCAGATCTATCAAGAAAAGATTGGAAGATAAAATTACAAGAGATTGGTAACAATGCAGAGGTCATTGAAATGGGTGACGATGTTTCACCAGAAGGTAGATTTGATCAGCACTTGCATGCTTTTGTTAATGACCAAGGTAAAGGATTAACTCTTGATGAATGTAACTATGGAAAATCTTTTGAAGAGAATGGTAAGATTTATTTTAGAATGGAATTCTTATTGGCGTATTTAGAAAAGCAACGGTTCAGAGGTTTTGATGCTGTAAGAGTAGCTGCACGATTAAAAGAAAAAGATGCAGAGTCCGTTGTTAGGAAAGTAGAAAAGAAGAATACCAGGTTATGGGAAATTGATAATGAAAGTTTTAAAAGAATAGAGTCGCTACCATTACCAAAAGAAGATAGTTTAGATAATGATGATGAAACCATACCTTTTTAATTATGAAACTTAAACACTTAGATTTATTTAGTGGTATCGGTGGCTTCAGTTTAGGACTCGAAGCCACTGGAGGTTTTGAAACAAAAGCATTTTGTGACATTGAAAAATATCCAAGACAAGTGCTGCAAAAACATTGGCCTCATGTTAAACAATATGAAGATATAAAGGAGCTGAACTATGAAAGACTCAAAGCAGATGGAATTGATTCCATCGACATCATCACAGGAGGATACCCTTGCCAACCTTTCTCCGTCGCAGGTAGAAAAAAAGGTGAAGAAGATCCGAGACACCTCTGGCCAGAGTATTTTAGACTTGTCAAAGAACTCAGGCCCACTTGGGTTATTGGAGAAAATGTTAGTGGACACATTAAACTCGGTCTCGACACCGTTATCTCGGACTTGGAAAGTGAAGACTACGCCGTTAGGCCGTTTAGTATTTCAGCTTCGAGCATCGGTGCCAACCACCAAAGAGAAAGAGTCTGGATATTGGCGCACTCCAGACGCTCACAGTGGCCGAGGGCCGAGCAGCGAGGAGAGAATGAAAATGAAACTAGAAAAGAAAATGCCAATCAGTTTGAACGATCAAGTAGCACATCCGGGTTTGATGTGGCCGACACCGAGTCAGAGAGATTACAAAGGGGGGAGTGGAACAATCAAGGAGAAGGACGGGAAGTATTATCGTCAGAGCGACAAGACAGGAACGAAATACGGAGTGAGATTGGACGCACTGATAGAGTATCAACACAGGAAAATGTATCCAACCCCGGCAGCTCACGAAGGGAGACTGGGATATCAGAGGAGAGATACAGGGAAGAAGGGGACACAGAAGAGTCTAACAACGATAGTGATAGACGACGAGGGTGGCAGAGAGAAAACAACTGGGCAGTTGAACCCGACGTGGGTAGAGTGGCTCATGGGGTACCCAAGCGGGTGGACAGACTTAAATCATTAGGCAATAGTTTGGTACCACAGATACCTTACTATATAGGGAAAACAATTTTAGAGGTGATGAATGGAAAAACTAATTAAAGAAACTCTAGCAATAGCTGCGAAACTCGTAACTAAAGCGGAGAGTAGAAACATGAAGCTAACAAAAAGAATATTAGTGGATGATTTAAAAATGATAAAATTAAATTTAATGCTATTGCAAGATGATATTACAAGACAGTCAAAGTCAAAAGATTAAAATAGTTTTCGGTCCACCTGGTACAGGGAAGACAACGCATCTTCTCAGTATCGTTGAATCAGAATTACAAAAAGGAACTCCACCAGATCGAATAGGATATTTTGCTTTTACAAAAAAAGCTGCAAGAGAAGCAGTAACAAGAGCAATGGAGAAATTTAGTTTGGATCGTAAAAGTTTTAAGTATTTTCGTACACTACACAGTATGGCATTCTTAATGTTAGGATTAAAAAATGCTGATGTTATGGATGATGATGATTACAAAGCAGCTTCTGATTACTTACAAGTTAAATTAATTAATCCAAATAAATCAGTAGATGAGTTAGGTATTTCATTACCACAGGATCCTTATTTAAAAATAATTGATCAAGCAAAAATAAAAAACGTATCACTATCAAATGAGTTTATGCATAGTGGTGAACATATTCAAGGAGGTTTTGAAAAGCTAGAACAAATAGATAAAGGTTTAGAACGATATAAAAAGAAACATAGTAAATTTAATTTTACAGATATGATTGTAGAATTTAATAAACAAAAAAATTGTCCTAGGTTTGAAGTTGTAATTATTGATGAGGCACAGGATCTTAGTTTTATTCAATGGCAAATGGCAGAGATACTTATTCGTAATTCAAAAAGAGCTTACATTGCAGGAGATGATGACCAAGCTATATTTGATTGGGCTGGTGCTGATACAAAAAGATTAGGATTGATAGGTGGGGAAAGAGAAATACTAACACAGTCTTACCGAGTGCCGAGAGCCGTGCACCAAGTAGCTGATAACTTGATTAGTAAAGTTAATGATCGTGTACAAAAAGATTGGAATCCAAAAGAAGAAGAAGGAATAGTGCAGCGTCATCGTATGCGATTCAATAACCAAATAGATTTAACAAATGGATCGTGGTTAATTTTAGCAAGAACTAATTATGTATTAGATCAGATAGCAGATGATTTAAAATACCAGGGATTGTTTTATGAATATAAAAATAGATCTTCTATTTCTGATCGTATGATCAGAGCAATACAAGGATGGAATAATTTAAAAGAAGGAAACGAGATAGATGTATTTGCAGCACAAGATATTTATTATTACATGAGTGGTAATGGTAATATAGAACATGGTCACAAAGAAGCCATAAAGACAGCGAGTGAAGAAGTTAAATATAATTACGAATCGTTAGTCGTGGGTCATGGTTTAAATGCTGACATAAATAGTGAATGGAACATTGCATTAGATAGAATACCAGAATCGATGCAACGTTATATCAATGCAGCAATGCGCAGATCATCCTTTAATAAATCGAAAAATATAAAATTATCTACAATTCATGCATCTAAAGGTGGCGAAGCAGACCATGTTATGGTATTAAAGGACTTACCACGTAAGGCAGATTTAAGTCTTGCGCAAAAAAGAGATGATGAGAGGAGAGTGTTTTACGTTGCTACAACAAGAGCAAAAAAATCTTTACACATTATTGAGAGTCAATCTAACAGAGAGTTTACAGAACTATGATCTGTGAAAATATTTTAGAACAAGCAAAAGAATTAGTTGGAGGTGATCGCCAAGAAGACTACGGCGATAAGCTTACCAATCATGAGAACATTGCTGCATTGTGGTCGATTTTCCTCCGCAAAAAATTAACACCCCATGATGTGGCAATGTGTATGGCTTTAGTTAAAGTTGCTAGACTAATGCATGCACATAAATCGGACAGCTATATAGACTTGGCGGCCTATGCAGCTATTGCAGGGGAAATAGATGAGCGAACAAAGTGAGACAACCTTCTCTTTTTCAAACTCCAAGTGAGTGGCTACCACCAGAAGGAGTGCCAGATTTAAGAGAGGCAAAAGAGATAGCCATTGATTTAGAAACAAAAGATGATGGTATAAAAAATGGTGTAGGACCTGGATGGGCTACAAAACAAGGAAGAGTTATTGGTGTTGCGTTGGCCGTGGATGGTTGGGAAGGATACTATCCTATAGCACATGAAGGTGGTGGTAACTTTGATCAAAAAGTTTTTCTTAATCAACTTAAACCTATTTTAGAATTA